TCAATCGGTGTTCCACCCCCTTCTAAACAACATTCAGGATCATCTACGAAAACAGTTGCAGCACCACCTCCATCAGGGATCCAATAAGGTATAGCTAAAACTACTATCCAACTTCCTGTGCCTTGTCCTACATATAAGATTGATCCATCTGTATCAAGTTGAGGAGAATAACCACATGCAGACAATTCTCTCCTATTAGTTAGGACTATATTTACTAATGTTACTTTTACAGATGCCTTTGCTCCTACTTGATAATTAGATATTTCAATTATTCTCCACCATGAATCTTCAATAAAAATTTCATCATTGAATTTAAATTGTGCTATATCTATTTCATCTAAATAGAAATATCGTATCATAACCCTACTATCAGGGTGGTATAAACTATTTAAATAATCTCTCCAATATGTGTTGTAATATCCATTTAAATTAATAGGTGGTGTTCCGGGATAATTTGTATTTATTGGTAATTGATTTTGTGCTATTATAGGAAAATTTGTTCTCCACAATAAAATTTTACCATCGGGTTGTAATGGAGTTGTATTTGAATATGCGGTATTATCTGCAGTTACTTCAAAAACACTACACAACGGATAATCTCCGTATGATCCAACTTGTGGTGCTCCACTTTCATCTACCCAATGCATGTAATATAATCCCCCCTGATCTACAACATTTACAGGACTACCACCGTAATAAAATAATTTTGGATTAGTCGCAGGAAAGTCCATTTGACCTTCTTCTGTATAAGAATAATTTTTATGTAATAAAACCCTAAATAAATATGTGTCGTAATAAGGCACAAATTCATCTCTTATAATATCAACTATATATGGAGAAAATATAGGGGTGTTAGTTTGGTTTTGTCCTGATGTATATGTATCAAAACTATATATAGCATCGTATCTTCCATAAGGACTTAATTCTTCAGGAAAATCTTGTTTTACATGCCTATTAAAATAATCTTCATCGGGTAAATCTTTTAAATGAATTTCTTTAAATCTTAACTCCGTTGTGGGTTTTATTATTGTTTCTTTTTCGTTATCTATTTTTTTTGTCCAATCTTTTTTTGCCATATTAGATTCTAGCAAAAACTCTTGCATAGGCTCTATTATTAAGTTTGTTGAACTATTAGGATCCGACTGAATAACAAGATTAAATCTACCTATTAAATCTTTTAAAAACGATGCTTGTGTTATTTCAGGATCTAAACAATTATGAATACTAACTTGTTGTCCATATGGATTGACCGTTGTTCCCGCTAATTCCCTATAAAAAGTTAGCATTGTTTTGCATTCATTTCCATCTATTGTCCCAACAACTCCAAAATTATTTACACCTCCATAATTTTCAGGAGCACCCAAAATTGCTATTGGAATTTTTAACTCTGTATCGTATCCATAATCTCCATTTGATTGTCCAATCATTTCATTTTTCCTACAAAACCATACACAGTTTCTACCTTCATTATCTCCATCATCTATTACAAACCAATTAAAAGTTGAAAAGTCCATTGTATTCCAATCTGATCCATTCCATGGTCCTACTCTAATTTTTGGCTTTAATTTATCTCCTTCTTCAACTATTGCATATTCGTTTGAAAATTCAAAATTTATTGGTATCCATGGAGCATCTGAAAGATTTCCTGTTATATCGTCGCAATGAACTTGTGATCCAGCAGTTAATGTTCTATTAAAACTAACAGGAGGATCTTGATTACATAAATTTGCAGATGTGTGTGTGATATTTCCTTTTGGATAATTAACACTTTGAATAGGCGAAATAGCTACTCTAACACCATCTTGATTGTAAATTACTAATTGAACACCTAATCTTCTATTATAATTAAATGCACTGCTTGAATTATCTTCATAATCTGTATAGGGTATATTTACTTCATTTGTTCCTCCATATCCATTTCCTCCACATTCGTCGCAATCGCCACTTAAAACAGTCATTAAACATATGTGACTATCAAACTTAATTTTTAATTCATTTAATTGGTATATTTCTGAAGATTCCCACTGCATGTCCCCACCTTGATCAATAGCATTACCCGATCCATCAGGAAAAAATAAACTACCATCAGTTGTTGTTATTGCAGATGAACCCGATGGCAAAGTTGCTAGTGATCCATCATTATATAAAGTATTTGATAAAAGTGTTCCATCAGGATCGTTTATAGGAATAGTATCCCATTTTACAGAACTTGTATGCCAATTATTTTCTAAATTATCTATGGAAAGATTGTTCATTGCACCCCCCCCTCTTTGTAGTGTGTTAGTATCTTCATTAAAATCACCCTGAGTTGGAGAATAAATAATTTGCATTTTTGTTTGCCCTATTCTACAAGCATCTACCATTGGTGGTGCACTTGAAGGATTAGTTAGTGCCGCATGTGTTCCTTCTCCTTCCATCCAATTACATGTTGTCATGTATAATCTTCTAAAATATACACTATCAAAAAATGAAGATGTCCATGTATAACCATGTGATTGAAATAATACTTCTAACATTGTTCGTAATTGAACTGCAGGTTTCAATCCTGTTAAAAATAATTTGTGTGGAGAATAACCGTAAACATCTACATATGCTCCTGCTCCTCCTGCCGCAGTATCATCCCAAACTTGATACGATGTATTAGAGCCATCATTTCCTAAAAAATCATCAGGATTGTATAATAAAGGAAATTTATTACTAGATATAGGATATACTATTTTACAACAACTTCCAACAATATCAATAAAATTACTAGGCATTGTATTATTCCATGTGTTAGTAATGTTTGTAGAAGTTAAATCATGATTGTATTCTGTAACATTTGCCCACGATTGTTGTAATGTTTTATTTCCCATTAAAGAAAATAAATCTGCTACATCAGACAATAATAAAACTTCGTAATACTTAGCTTTTTTGTGTTTAGATTTTAAGGTTAATTTGCCCTTTAATTGAACTGCACCATTAAGATACATTTCTGCACTAACTGTGTGCATTGTTGAAAAAGATGAAACTTGTTCTCCACCAACAATAGTTGAATCCCAAAATGAAAAAAACTCATCATTAATATCGGTAAATGGTAATCTAAATGTTTGTGAATAGCTTGATTGTCTTTTACTAGGATCTTTTATATCCGCAAATTTATAATTTATTGAGATATTAGGATCTTCCATTAAATCTAACTCATATGCTTTATGTGAATTTTCAGCTAGAGTTTGTTTTCTATATGCAACTAATTTTATTACAGGTTTCATCTATATTGTGTTTGTTAATACTGCATTAGAAAAACAAATGTCAATTTCATATTTAACTTTATCCTTCTTTGATTTATATTGTTTTGTGTATGATTGTTTTTCTATATAAACCCTTTGTGTCATGGTTTTTTTACTTATTCCACCATAATCGTATTCCACTTGTTGTTCTCTATATATGTAAAATACTTCAGGAGAAGATAATAAAGATTGAATCAATATATTTTCGTGTTCTGATAATTCTCCCGTTCTTAATTTTGCCTTTCTTGTCATTACAGAAGTAACCGCTTTTTTTCCATCTAAAGGTCTTATTCTATATCTATCTGAACTTAAACTATCTGCTCCAACAACAGGCTCTACTCCTGTGGTTTTTGTTTCCCATGATTCTGTCCAACTTCCTGTGAAATTAAAATAATCATATGTTCCTAAATGATTAATCCATCCCAATCTAATTACTTCTTCTTCTTTGCAATTTAATTTATTATCGTGAACGAAATAATAAACTTTTGTTTTTTGTTGTGTATTTGCATTTTGTCCAACTGCACTCCACCCTGACACTTCATAATAATCATATTCCTCATGTTCAAAAGGTCCCCAATCTACTGTATTCGTAGATGTAAATAATCCTGTTGTTTCATTGTATAAATTTACATAATGACTTTGTGCATTTATTCCTCTTATATTTCTACCACCTACACCAACAAATATCAAACTATCTGCATCTGTTTGATTTGAAGTTCCATAAGGAAAAGCACCGTTTGGTTCATTTATTTGAAAGTAAACATCTGTGAAATCTGTTCCTGAAATTTTACATTTTGTTCCATCTTTTTTACGAAATGTGAATTTTATATAATTTACATATGTATATCCATTTCCTCTATTCCATAAAGCTAATGTGTGTAAATCATAATATCTTTCTACGTATTGTATGTATCCTGTTAAAACATTTCCATTTGCGGTTTTACAACTTTTTCTGTAATCGTATATACTTTGGTTATTGTATGATGCGGGTAATACAGACAAAAATCTTCTATCATAAAATGTTTGTTGATATTTTTCTACTTGAAATTGATCAGGAAATGCATAAGTATTTCCCCAATAATTAAACTGATCAAATGCTGTTTTTACTGCTGCTAAAGTAACTTGCGGTCCATTATTTTCTACTAAATCTCCATTCTGTGTTTCGCTATATTCTTCACTTAATCTTGCCCTAAATGTTATATAATTTCCGCTATTTCTTGAAATAAGAGTTGTGCTATACATACCTATTTCATGAATAGGGGGTTCATTATTAGGATCTTGTCCTGCCGATTGTGAATAATAAGTAAATGAAGTCAATGAATTTAAAATTCCTCTAATGTCAAAAATTGCAGTCGGTGATGTCGTGCTAAAAGTATTTGGTCTTTGTTTAAAAGTCGCATGTAAAGTTGATCCTGTTGAATCATATATTTTTAATACTAATTTATACCTAAATTTACTAGACATATCAGTCGTTTGTTGTCCTGTAATAGGCATAAAAGATTTTGAATTTATAGCATATACTTCCCCTGTTTCTGTTCCTCCTGATGTGCTATTATATTCATCGTCTATTGGTATTTGATTTATTCTTAAAGCCATATTATTTGTCTTCTATTTTTAAGTAATTTTCTACATCTTTTGCAAAAGCATCTGCAATATCTTTTTTAAATTGTTCCATGTTTTTTAATAATGGTCTACTAAAAAATTCTGTTCCTTCTAAACCCCTTTTATGTATTGCAATAGCCATTGCAAACGATAATGATTGATGTGTTATAAATCTTCCTTTTTCATCTCTACCTTTTATGCCTTTTGATTTTATCCACGATATTAATGATTTTGGTGGTATCATTTTTTTGCTCTTTTTAAATGTAGGTGTTTTATTTACATTAAATAATGATTTTGAAAGTGGTGTTAGTTTTTGTTTCTTTTCGTTTTTTGTTCCTTTTACTCCAATATCTACAAACTTTGCATAATTAGGCATAGTAAATATAATTGACATACCATCTTCAAAATCTCCATCAACTCTAAAGTCCATGTTATTATATAAGGATCCACTTCCCTTTTTATTATATCTTGTTAAATTTGCTCTTGCATTTTGAATTTGTTTTTTTCCAAATTCTGCCCAAACTTTAAACATTTCAGGAAAATTACTCATATCAACTATTATCTATTATTACTTTTGTTGTATTATCTACATCATCCTTACTAATTGCATTTAACCCTGATGTTGTTTCTACTTGTAAAGAAAAATTATATCCTATAACTTGATTTGAAAAACTAGCTATAAATGGAGTTAAATTTATAGGTGTGACTACATTATATTGAAAAACAGGAATAACACTATCTGATGCCGCTCCTGAACTTGCTCCCCCGTGTTTTAATTTACCTATCATTCTTTTTGTAAAATCTAATAAATTTCTTAATTGATATGTTCTATTTCCTTTTGGATCTATTGTTGGTGGTGGTGTATTAGGTGTTGTATTTACTCCCTGTATATCTCCATCATCTAAATCGCATACTGTAATATCTATTGTGTAAGTTGTATAACCGCTATATAAATTCACACTAGTTAATTCTGAATACACTAGTGGGTATGTATCACGATGTAGTTTTTCTAAATCAATTTCTGTAATGGGACCGAAAATAAATTTCATTCCGTCTTCTTGTCCGCATCTTTGTATATAGTTTAAAACTTGCGTTAATGGTAAATCATCATGTTGTTTATGAACTCCAGGCATTTTATTTTTTATTTAATTTTTCTCTATCTAATATAAATTTGTCTTGTTTAAAAGATAAAAATGTTAGTGCTTGATATATAGGAACTTTTGAAACTTCTTTCATTCTTAAAATATCGTTATTAGCTAATTCAAACAAAATTGGATACCACCCCCATTTTTCTTTGTATCTATCATCTGTTGTTATTATTTTTTCTTCTTTTGTTCCTGCATTTTGCACTACTTCAACTTTTCCAAATAATTGTTCGAATCTGCTAAAAGTTTCGTTTCTAAACGAAAAAAAAAATCTAGAACTCCAAAAGGTATATCCATTGTTAAGTCTAACATTTTTTCATCTTTTTCTTCATCAGGATCGTATGGCTCTATTTCATATCTACCAAATCTATCTACCTTTCCTATCAAAGGTCTATATAAAATAGACATTAATTTATGTAGATTATTGTTTAAATTTTCATCGCAATAATGTTCTAAATCAATAAACTCTCCTGTGCTCATTTCTGACATATTAGGTATTAGAGAATATGTTTTTCCTTCCACCTCTATATGCTTTTTCATTTCTATTTTCTCTCTACCTGTATTTGTCATTTTAACTATTAAACTGTATGCCTTTTCAATATCTTTCATAAACACCTTTTTTAAGGTTTTTACGGGCACTTTACAGAAAATAGATACTCCTTCTAAAGATTTAATTCTATCCGATTTTTTGCTATCAAACAATTTTATAAAGTCATTGTATTGTTTAATCGTAATATCTTCCCATTTTGTAGGAACATTAATTTTAATCTTTTTCATTTTTAATAAATATAATTTTTAATTATTTGTTTTTAGTTAATATAATACTTTCCAAAATTCGGTTTGGCTAGAACCATTAAACATCCGTATCTAATTGCATCTAATCCATGATCATCTTTTTTAATTGGTTTATTTAATATAATTCCCTCCTTATCTACTTCGTATTTATACGTTCTAAACTCCTTTAATAAGTTATGACTTTTTCTTGTTACATGTAATGTATATCGTCTTAATATATCAATACTCATGCTTACACTATCCTTTCCTTTTGATGTTGGTTTTATATTCCATCCTAAGCGATAAATTTCTTCAATGGACTTAGGCTCTGCAGAATCTCCATATATTGGTGCTCGTCTATCAATCCCCAAAGATAAAAATTTGTCGCATAAGTCATTATTAGTAAGTCCTCGTTCATAAATTAATTCATTAAAATATAAATTGTTATCCTTTTTAAAAATTTGTATTAAAGCGCTTTGACTAACTGCAAAACCAAAATCTAAACCATACACCAAGTGTTTCGCATTTTCAGGAATTTTTTCTATTGTTTTAACATTTGGAAATATAAGTGCCTGTGATTGTCCTCTTTCTCCTAAACCATAAATGTTCCAATAGTTTTCATCGGTATCTTTTAGCCTTTCAATTTCATCAATTAATGTTTTTTCTAAAAACGGGTTATCCTTGTATGTAGATTGAATAAATGTGCAATCATCTCTAGTTAAAACTCTATCGTAGATCCAATGAAATTCATCACTTGGATTAAAGTCCATATATACTCTATTTGTCGTTCTAATAATCAACTGAAAATAATCTTCGTATGATAATTCATTACTTTCATTAATAAATAAAGTGTGTCGTTTTGCACCCCTCTTTTTTTGAGGTTGATCCAACGAAATAAATTCTATTTTATTTGTTCCAAATGTGAATACCTGTTCTGACTTATTATGTATATTTTCTGAATATAAACCATATTCGGTTAAAAGGTTTATAAAATCTCTTAATACCGAAATTCTTAAACTAGGAAATGATTTTCTAACTACGGTAAATAGTTTATTATCTCCCTCTAATGCTTGTATTAATAATAATTGTAATATCGCATATGTTTTCCCACTTCTTGTTCCTCCTTGATTTACAACTATTTTTGTTTTAGCATTATAGTTTTTTTCAAATACATTAGTCGCTTTTAGGTTTAACGATTTCAATTTCTATTTTGTTTATTTGTTCTTCTCCACTTGTTAGATCAAGTTGTTGCTTTTCAATATAACCCCTTGCTTTTCCTATTGTTTTCAAATAGAATAATAATTCAGGAGTGTTCCCCTTTTTTACTTTTTGTATTAAAGATGCTTCTGCTATGTCAAGATAACTTTCCCTTATTTCTAATAATGTTTCTTTTAATTCAGGATATTTTTCTATGTAATTATAAATTGTTTTTCTTGTGCAACCTAAACTCTTACATGCTATCGATATAAACCCTCCCGCTTTTTGAATTGCGTCTTTAATTTGTTCTAATGTGTATTTGTCTTTATTAGCCATTATTTAAATAATTTTAAGTAGTGTGTTATATATAAAACAATCGGTGTTCCGAGAATTATTGTAATTATATTAATATGTGGTTCCCCACAAAAACCAAACAAGTGTTTTATTATTTCCATATCCTTTTTTTTAATGTGTGTAATTATGTGTAATTATTCTAATGATTTTAGAGGTATATTCAATGCTTCTATTATTGCAAACTCTATTACCTTACTTTCATTATCATAACCTATTATTCCGTTTAACCTATCTCTTAATTCTAACCACCTTTTATATGTTTCTCCTGTTACTTTTACGTTTATTGTTTTATTATATTCTGTATCGCTAAAAGTATCGCTTAAATCTTCGCTTTCATATTGCTCCCAATCAAAATCTGTTAGTTTAGAAAAGTTATCTATCTCTATTTCTGTATAGGGTAATGTTTTTACTAATTCCTCTATTTTAAATTCTTCTGTTAATTCCTTAACTCTTTGTGCTAATTCTATATTATCACTTTCAAACTTTGTTTCATTCGTTTCTATTGCTATTCTTATTGCGTTTGTTTTGTTTATTTTACCTAAGTTATAACAAAATACCTTTTTTATATTTAAATCGTTTAAAACTGTTAATCTATGATTACCATTTACTACTTCAAAAAAGCCTGTTTCTAACTCTCTAACAATAATGTTTTCTATTTGTCCATTTTTTTTGATGTTTTGTTTTAACTTTTCTTGTTTTTCAGCGTTTTCTGTTTTATAATTCCAGTTTGCTTTTATTAATTTGTCAGTTGGTAGTTCTAAATATCCCAACTTATTCCTCTTTTTTTCCATAGTTTAGTAATATAATTTTGTAATTTAATTAAGTTTCTTATTGTAGTTATTCTTCTATTAGTAAAACCTTTATGATTTTCAGTATCAACTACGTTTAAATTTATATTGTGTTTTACTACATGTTCTTTTTTATCATACCTTACAGAATATAGTTTGCCTTTGTTAAAGATTTTTATACCTCCAAAACTTGAGTTTATTACCCATGCTGCGCTATCACAAGAATAAAATGGGTATCTTTGTAGTAATTCATCTCCTGTTGCTGCCAAACCGTGTGTTCTTTTTTTATTTTGCACGACTTTAAACACTTTATCTAACCATGGTATTCTTTGTTTTGTGTTCAAATCGTTTGCTGGACTTATACCTAATATATAGCAATCATCTTTTAAATATATATCTAAGTATTTAAAATCATCGTGCTGATGAAATACAGGCATTAATTTACATTTTACTCTTTTTTTTATGTAATAATAGTTTTCTAAACTTTTTTTACATGCTTTTTCTATTTCTTTTTTTGTTGGCTTTCTACCAAACTCACCAGGAATAATATCTAAATTTATAGCAATTAGTTTGTCTTTATATTTTTTATGTAATTCATTAACACATTTTATATATTTATCTATATCTACTTCTAAATTTTTTGTCCAACTTGTAAAGGCGCCACTGTCAAAGTAAAAAGTTTCTATATCTTTTTCTTTTGGAAAGTTTTTATCGTCTATTTTTTTAGTATATGCGTATGATCGTAAGACGTTTTTTATATTTCCAACTTTATTTAAAACGTCTAAGTTTTCTTTTCCGTTATAAGCAAAAACATATCTCATATTTCGCCTTCTATACAAGTAGTGTCAAAACCACCTCTAGTATTGTAAATAGTAGTTACTTTTATTCTTTCTGTTTGCAATATATTCTTTAAATCGTCAAAAATTCTTTTAGTAACCCCCTCTTGATACAATCCTACCTCTCTAAATGATACTATATAGTATTTTAATGACTTTAATTCTATACATTTTTTGCTTTCGGGATAGTATTCTATTTTTAAATAAGCAACATCAGGCAATCCACTAAAGGGACACACCGCAGAAAACTCATGATTTTCTGTTATTATTAATTGCTCTGTGCTTTCAAAAGGAAAGGTTGATAAGAAGCCTGTATTTATATGTGTTTCGTCTTTAAACGAAAAGGTTTTACCCTCTGCTACTTGTCCTGTTTTATCTATATCCATAATTTTTAATTTATATTAATTTTAATTCTTTTGCTTTATAATATCCTTTAGCTCTTAATTCACTTGCAGGGTTATTTAATTCCCCTCTACCCCACTCATTCATGGTCTGTGATCCATTGTAATCGGTCATGGTATCTTTTATTATAACATCTAAGCAATCTAACTCTTTTGCTAGTCCCCATGTCTGCGCCTTGTCTAAATACATTAATGGAGTGTGTATTTTGATGTCAGTATCTAATGCTAAAGATAATGAAACCGATAAACTATTAATAAATATCTGTCTGCAATCAGGATAACCACTATAATCCGTTTCACAAGTGCCTGTTACTATGTTTTTTATTCCATTATTAAAAGCATAACCCGTCGCAATAGTCAAAAACAAAGCGTTTCTCATAGGAACAAAACTTGCGGGTAGATGTTTTAAATCTTTGTGGTTTGAATTTATATCTTCATCATGATTTGTTAAAGCAGAATTACCCAACAAATGGTATAAGGGTAATACTTTATACTCAACTCCTGCATCTTTACTTATTTTTTTAGCACATTCTAATTCATATTGATGTTTTTGTCCATAATCAAACCCAATTGCTTGAACTTCTTTAAAGTTTTTAATTGCCCAATATAGACAAGTGGTGCTATCTTGACCACCTGATAGTAATACTATTGCTTTCATATTTTTATTAATTTAAAAAATTCTTCTTTTACATCCTGTTCGTTAAAAATTCCTCTTAGTGCAGAGGTAGTGGTGTATGTATCATGCTTTTTCACCCCACGCATTTCCATACACATATGTTTTGCTTTCAAAACACAACCCACTCCCTTTGCATCTAATTTTTCCATTAAGTAATCTGCTACATCATTTGTAATTCTTTCCTGATTTTGTAATCTTCTACTATATGTTTCAAGTGTTCTTGCTAATTTACTTAGTCCAACTATCTTTTTGTTTGGTATATATGCTATATGTCCCTCTCCAAAAAAGGGTGCTAAGTGGTGTTCGCACACAGAATAGAAGGGGATGTTACTTTGAACGATCATTTGATCATAGCCCTCTGCAGAAAAAGTAGTGCAATTCCATTCAGGTGGAGATAAAAATTCATTCCAAAACTTTATATATCTCTTAGGAGTTTCTTTTAACCCCTCTCTATTAGCATCTTGTCCAAAGTATTCTAATAATCTTATCACATTTTCCTCTACATCTTTTGTGCCTGTTTCTTCCCATGGATAAACCAACCAAGTATTCATGTATTTTTTATTTCTTTTATCAAAAAGAAAGCGGTAATCTTTGTTGGGATATTTTTTTTTCCACTTTTCGTAAGTAGTTCCACTATCTATTAAATCGTCTACTATGATATCTGCCTTTTCAGGATCATCTACCAACTCTATTTTTTCATTACAAAACCCTAACATACCCGCTACCACTTGCCCACCTCTTGGTATTCCATATACTTTATGTTTCTTGTCCTCTAAAGAATTTAAGAGATCGTCTATTGCGTTATATATCATTGACCATGATATTTTTATACTCCTGTTGTTTTGTTCCATATTATTATTTGTAATCTTGTTGAAAAATTAAAACCATGTTTTAAGCAAAGTTCTACCACTTCTGGGGTATTATCCTTTAATTCGTCTATATCGCTTGCAGAAGGCATTAAATACACCTTATTCGGGAAGATATTACATTTATCTATA